CCATCGGTCACCGCCTGCGGGACGCCTGCCCGGGTACGACCGTGATCATCGTGCGCCCGATGCGGATCTTGTCGCCCTTGGCCAGGGGCCACGGTTCGCGGACGCGGTGAATGCCAGCCATCCAGGTACCGTTCATCGAGCCGAGATCCTCAATGACCCAGCCGGACCCGTCGTGGCTGATAGCGGCATGCAGCGGCGATGCGTACTCATCGTCAACCAGCAGGTCGGCGTCCTGGCGCCCGATGGTGAACCGGTCACGGCAGAAGAGGCGCCGCACGCCACCCTCGGGCTGTACCACGATCCACGGGGGGATGGCTTCGCTCATGAGCGAAGGTTAGGAGGTGCCTAGCCCGCCTGCGTGCCAGCGCCCATGTTCGGCACGCTGTACGGCTGCGCGATGTTCTCAGCGGGCGGCTGGCGGCTGCCCTTGGCCAGTGCCGCCTGAGCGATCTTCGCCGCCGCATTCACGCCCCCGGCGAGGTTGCCGAGTTGCGCGGCCGACTTGGGCGGCATTCCCGGCGGTGCCTGCGCCACAGCCTGCGCCTCGCGGTCCTTCGCGCCCTGCTGCACGATCGCTGTCACGGCGTCTGTGTCCAGGTCCAGCACTGTCGCCATCCGCTCGGTGATCAAATCCAGGATGCCCGTGGGCACTTGCAGGGACGGGGCAACGCTCATGGCCTGGAACAGGCTGACCAGCTGCGCACCGGACTCATCGGTCAGGGCACCGAAACGGAACGTGGGGAACGACGCGCCCTGACCGTAGTTGAGCACCACGAGCGGGGCGACTACCTGGTGGGTGAAGGACTGCGCCATCTCCTGGGCGATGGCCTGCCTGCTCTTGAGAAAGAAGGCGCTCTGGTCCTGCGAGAGGGCCAGTGACCCGCGGCCAAGGGAGGCGAGCGAGGACAGGCCGGTGAACCCGGCCAGCACCGAGGCGGTCTGCCAGGTCTCCAGGAACGAGAGCAGGTCGGCGAACTGCGAAGCTCCCTTGCCGTCAGACGCCAGGATCTCAAAAGTCTTGGCTCCATCCGGTGGCCGCTGGAACCCGGCCACGCCACTGGAGCGCATCGAGGCGATGTCATCGGCTTTGGCGTTGGCTTCGCGCTGGTCCTGGCCGTAGACGATGACTTTCGGGAGTGCCTGGGACTCGATGAAGTTGAGCCAGAGCCAGATGACTTTCGTCTTGGTCTGGTAGCAGTTGTACGCGACTTCCATTTCGGAAGTGCCGGTCAATGGCTGCCGGTGTTTCCCATTTGTGTGGACAAACGCGCGGACCTTGGGGATATCCACCCATCCCGGCGTCTTGCTTTTCTGCCGGGCGGCGGGTGCTGGACCCCAGTACCAGCGCTGCTGGCGGAAGCCCTGGATGGCGCCCGTCTGCGGGTCGCGCATCAGCTCGCATGTCGCCGGGGGCCGGAAAGCGATCTTCTCGTAGACGATCTGGCCGTCTCTCTGCTCCCAGACCTTCTCGAAGTAGGCGCGGCGGTATATCTGCGCTGAGGTGGTTTGCCCAATTACCTCATGCATTGGCGTCTTCATGCCGCCCGACGTCTCCGGGGCCACCAGCACCGAGTTGCAGAACTCGGCCTCCCCGGAGTCACCCTTTGATGGCTCGATAGCGAACGACGCCTGCCGGATCGGCAGCGTGATGACGGCCTCTATCGCGGCCGCTTGTCCATCCCGCTGGAGCATGACCTCAAGGTCCCTGGCTGTCCAGGTACCCGCATCCAGCACCGAGCCGTCAAAAATGCCGAACAGGCGGTCATGGAGCAGGTCGAACTGCGTGCCGACCTCGCCGCCAAGGATCTGGCGCCGCGTTGCTGGCTTCAGGTCCGGGAAGGCAACGATGCGCGCTGTCTGGGAGTCAGCCACGGTGCGCCTCCCTGGCTAGGCTCGGCGCATGGGAAACTGCCAGTGCACCTGCGAGGCGTGGGGTCACCCCGGCACCTGTAATGGCCAGGACACCTGCGTGCTGACCGCAGAACCGCGTGATCCCGCGCTGGACCTCTGGCCCGCGGCAAATGTTGGCGAGTTCCGGCTCTGCTGGCCCTGCTATCACGCACTGCTCAAACTCATCGATCGCGTCCGGCCGTGGGATATGAACCTGGAAGCGTTCGGCTACCCGACGCTGGGGATGCTGGAGTCGGCCGAGATTGACCGGCTCTCTTCTCGCTGACTCAGTTGCTCACGTAGCGCCGGACCCCGGGCTGGCCTCGGACCACGTTCGCCGGCGTCGCCGTGTCGATCGCGCCGTCCGGTGCCAGTTCGATGCTCCCGGCGGCCAGCAGCGCGATCGTTGACGGCTTGGCCGGGTCAAGCGGCAGGACACTCTGAGCCGGAGCTTTCCAGCTCGCGATCACGGAGTTCACCTCGAGGTCCACGAGGGCGGTGTAGAGCACCGTGGCCACGGGTCAGCCTCCGCTCAGTGCCACATGCCGCAGGCTCGCCAGACAAGGACCGCAGCATCGGTGTGACCGTGGTCGCAGAGCCAGCAGGCGACCGTGTTGACGCGCCGGGCCAGCGAGAGCCGTATCCGGGTGCGCCGAGGCAGTGAGCGGGATATCTGGCGGGAGATGTGCGGGACCTGGGCCGGCCAGGCGCCAGAACCGCGGAGGGGTTCCGTCTGCATCCAGATCCCGTAATCCTCACAGTCTGTGTTACGTGCCATAGCCAGTCCTGCCTAGCGCCCGGCCTTGCGGCTTACGCCCGGCAGCGAGGGAAGCGCGGACCTCGTGCCCTTGCAGGCTGTCCCGCCAACCCAGGTCCGGCAGTCTGCGCACCAGAACCTCGCCGAGCACCACTGCTGGCCGCTGGCGGCGTTCCCGTGGCTGTGCGGGTGCAACTGGTGGTCGTGACCGCCCGTATCCATGATCAACCTCCGCTTACAAGGTCAAGGCTCTGACCTGCGGAATCCTTGATCAATCTTACCACCGTGCACCGGTCGGCAAGAGTGCGCAAGGCAAGCGGTCTCCGTTTTGGCGCTACGTCCACGACCTCACGTTCGGCCGCGACGGCCGCCCGTCATCCTCCGCTGGTGCGAAGGAGTCCAGCGACCAGTTCTCTTCCCGCCCGTAGTCCTGGCCCATGCGGGAACGCAGTTTCGAGGCCGGGTCAGCGGTGAGCTTCTCCAGGTCGGTATGTGCTGACCACTGCCGCGCCGAAGGGGAATGTGGCTGTGAGCGGGACAGGAACGCGATCGAGGCGGCGTCGCCGTCGTCGGTGGACCGGCCGAGGCGCTTGGCGATCTCGTCTTTGGATTCCACCTGGATCTTCCCGCCCGAGGTGATCTTCCACTGCGGGGCCGTCAGGTCGCCGAGGAGCATGTCGTCATCGGGCAGGCAGATGTCAGAGCCCGCGGCCGGGTCGAGTTGCTCGCGAAGACCCCAAAGCGCCTCGGCCCGCATATTCGCGAAACCCATTTCGCCCGAAACGTCTCGCTTGGACGAGCCCGCCGAGGCGTTGAACGCCTGGACCTTGCAGCCCATCTCGCGGAGCCGGTCGACCACTCCGGCGCCGATACCGATGACGTCCACTGCGGCCGTGCGGGCTGGGTCAGCGTCCAGAACGCCTTTTACGCGGCCTGTGGTGAACATGGTGCTTTCCTTGGCCGACCGGCGCAGTTCCACCAGGACGTGGCCGTTGCGGATGGCCAGGACCGTCTTGTCTGACCCGTAGCGGGCTACGTCCACGCCGACCGTGCGCGGGTAGTCCATCTCGGTACCCGGCCTGCCGGCCAGATCCCACTCAAGCCAGCGCTCCACCGCAGCTTCGGCCCAGGCCAGCGGGATGACCGAGTCTTCGTCGCCGGCGTGGAACTCGCCCAGGACGCGGTTGACGTAGAGGGCCGATTCGGTGCCCCACTGGAGTGCGCGCTGCTCAGCCCAGTCCGGGTCGATCTGGCCAGCGGCGACAGCCTGCTCAAGCGTGACGTGAACCGGATGCCAGTCCTCGTAGCCCTGGCGGCGTGAGCAGATGTCGTAGAAGCGGCCTGCCGGGGCACCCGGCGTGGACAGCACCAGGGCGAAGGCTTCCCCGGTCCCGCTGAACGCACCCTCGCAGGCGTCAAACGTCCCTGCGGGGATTGCCTTTCCTTCGTCGTAGACGAACAGCAGCGAGTCGGCATGAGCGCCCTCAATGAGGGCTGCGTTGGCGGAGGCGCCAGCGAACGCGGCACCGTGGGACAGGCGCAGGTTGAGGTTCTGGAGTTCCTGGCGGGTGAACGGGCGCCCGTCGCGGACCTTGTCCCAGCGCAGGCGCCCGGACCACTTGTGCAGTTCGGGCCAGAGGTACCGCGTGAGCTGATGCCAGGACCCGGCGGTGGTGGCTACTTTCCAGTCCACCCCGGCGGCGTCCCGGGTGAGCGCGAACCAGAGGATCACCACACTGGCGGTCAGCGACTTGCCAAGACCATGTGGACCGCGGATCGCTTCACGCTTCAGGGCCGGCAGGTTACCGATGACCTCGGCCTGGTAGTCCTTCAGGCCACCGTCGCGCCAGTCGATGCAGTCAGCGGCGAACGCAACCGGGTCGTTGTAATACTTCGCGACCCCGGACTTGATCCTCGCAGCACGGCGCTGGAGGTCAAGCAGGTAGCGCAGGCGGTCCGGGGATGCCTGTATCAGCGGTGACGCGGTCATTGGCCTGCAGTTCGCCCTCCAGGCGCGCGATCTCGCTCTCAATCACGTCGGAGGTGATGACCTCAACCCGGGACCTGGACGGCGCTTCGTAGCCGTAGATCTTCGCCCGCCGCTCGATCAGCGTCCGGATGTGCGCGATCGCCGCCAGGACGGGCCAGTCATCCATGACGTCCGCGTATACCGGGATGGGCTGCCCCTTGTCGTCGAGCCGCTCAGTGCCGTCATCGTGGCACTCGTACTCCCCGGTGCGCCTGCGGACCACCCGGCCGTTAGACACCGCGAGGTGGGGGCGCAGCATCACAGCCCACGCCTGTTCTATAAGGCGGTCCAGGCGTTCCAGGTCGGCGAGCTTGGCCGCCTCGGCGCCTTCGGTGGGGATGTCGGCAAAAGCACGCTGCACAGCTTCGTGGGCTTTGCCCTTGGACGCGAAGCCGAGCTCGTCGGCGATGCGCTGGTAGGTCCAGCCCTGGCCGTGGAGTTCGGCAGCCTTCGCGTCACGGGCGGCGTTGGCGACGGTGCGGGTGAACCGGCCCGTGCCGCTGCGCGTTCCCGCGGGCATATCGTTCCTCCCGCACTGGGCTCGGGTCCGGTTCCTGGCGGTGTTGCTCAGCCGTACCAGAGAGCGTCGAAGCCGTTGGTCAGGTCCCGGTGGAAGTCGTCCACGAACTGCTCGATCCGGCGAGCCAGGTAGGCAGCAATGATGCGCAGCAGCATCATTCAGGGACGTCCTCGCCGGGAACTGGCTCAAGGTCGTAAGTCCAGGTG